TTACTCAGCAGCTTTCTTTTCCTCTTCTTCTTTTTGGCTGTCAGACTCGATGACATGAAGTCGATCTGTGATGGAAGCTGGAATTTTCACGCCGATCTGTGCAAGGTTTTCCACGATGGAAAGCCCTTCATTGGCAATGTAAAAAAGCACTGTGCCAAAGGTCAGCACACCGTTAAGTCCCATAATTTGATCAATGATGTTAGCCACAATCACAACCACAAAACTGAGCATTTTACGCACGTAACCGAACCATGCTGTACGGCTGCGTAGTTTGCCAATCTTCCATGCTTTAATGATTCCTGTCAACACGTCGATGACGCTTAACAGCAAGAGCAAGTCCAAAAATTTCACTCCGCCAAATAGATATGTCCGTGCAAGATCCAAAGTTTCAAAATTAATAAACACTATCGTTTCCTCCATTTCATTAATCACCTCCTTTAAGAAGGCAAAATAAAAAGCACCTATTAAGATGCTGTGGTTCCTAAATCTACTGAGACAGCAGGCTTATCAAACTTCAAACCTGTGATCTCTTCAAATTCTGTTTTAGTGATAACTTTCAACGAAACGTACTCCCTCATGATTTCAAGGGTATACACGCCCCAATCCCAAAATACTTTTATGTCGGCCGCCGTTGGATAAATCATGATGCTCCGCCTCTCTGCAGCTGCGTAACTTGCAATGTGAGTAAAGCAGCCTGTTTTTTAAGAGTAGTTATATCATTAGGTAAAGGTGGTTTCGGCTGCATGCTCTCTATATACTCTTGAGATGCTGATTCAAACCACACTCTTTTTTTTCTCGTCATACTCTGGAAGATACAACCCCTCTTGTGGACGTACATCCGTAGCATTTTCCGGCAGCTCTTCAAAATCAATTACATCTTCGCCTTGGTATTTAAAATTATCGTCATAGTAATAAATGTGCATGATATTCCCCTCCTTTACCACAACGGAATAGATTCATTTATTTCAAACCTACTTACAAAAGAATTATCGTTAGCAGACATACCGTCAAAACGTAAAGAGCCGTCAGTATCAAGTGTAAATCTAGCAGATCCATAAGAACCTACCGTTGCGCCTAAAAACACCGTTTTAGCTGACGGCTTTTGAGCAAAACGGGCAATAACTGTTTCATTGGCTGGTATTCCCTCGAACGATCCCCGAATGTGCAACTCATTTTGACGTATAGAAAATTTGAGAGGGTTTCCAGCAAAGTGTTTTGTTGATGTTCCAGCAACAAGTGTGACTTGATTCCATGTGCTGCTTAAATCTTTTTCGGTTAGCATTCGATCCCAACTTTTAAGTTTCCCGTCCGTATGAACCGTGCCCCACCAATGAAGATTATCTCCACTTCGGATAATATGGAACGTTTTTCGGTTGTTGCCGTTATCAATTACATAAATATTGAACCAAGATGAATCGGTTTTACTCGGCATATTGACAACGTTTGTGCCTACTGCATAGTAGTAGCCGGACGGCAGCGTTAATATGTCAGTGCCATTAGGAAGCAACTGGCTTTGCCCGGTTTCAGACAACAAATTATGGTTCGAGAGTCGAGACCAGCCTCTCCAACTACCGTTGTTTAAATAGTTATGATAGGTCACATTAGCAAAATCAGTCGCATACACCCAACCATATGTGCCTTTACCGTTAGAGGCATCAGTCATGTGATAGATGCCTCTAATTGATCGGCTGGCTGGTGGTAAATCTTTTGAATTGGAAACTGCGTAAAACGTACCCAAACCTAATCCGTTATCTGCTATCTTATCTAGTATGCTTTCGTTAACGTCCCTCACGTAAATAAGGGGCACCCCGTTGTCTGCTGCGATTTTAGACAATTGGCTGTTATTCCATTTGTCTTTTTCGCTTTGCGTAACATGGATTTCACTATTGTTAGAATGAGCATCCGTATATTCTTTAGCTGCCGCAAGTGATACATCTGCTTTAGACTGCGCGCCTTTCTTTGTTTCGATCTTTTCCATGTCCTCAAACTTGGCCCTCAGATCATCAATCGTTTGTATAGACTCTTCGTAAAGCTCATTTATCTTTGCTCTTAAAGCCTCGAACTCGTCCACATAATACTCAGTGATCGGCACAATATCTTGATCTATAAGAGACTTTGAAATATGGAAAGAAAATTGATGCACAGACATAGATTGATCATTTGTATAGTACAAATTTAATTCAGCTTGTACTATGCCGTAGTGCTTGACCTCTTTGTCTGACAAGATATATTCCGCTTGACCTTCGACACGATCAATAATTGTTATGTCTCTAATAAATCGGCTGCCGTCAGACATAACTAATACAAGTTTTCCTGTGACAGCTACTAGAGGCAAAGGGACACCATCTTTCGTGAGTTTGAATATGAGCCTTGCTGTCTGACGGTCCTGCGTCCAAAAATTTATGCTGGTAGATACGCTTGAGCTGGTATATGCGTTTACATCAAAATCAAGTGGACCATTTTTGCGAATCATGTTATCACCTCTCTCATGTTACATTTTCAAATGATTTAATAGGATCAACGCTGTTGTCTTTCAAAGAACCTTCTGCGCCAGCTCCTTTTAGTCGATTGCCGAAATGCTGTATACGAGAACACTTGCTAGTAAAATACATCGCGTATCTGCATTTTTTTCCACGCACTTTGTTGAATCTTGCTGCCGAATCTGTGACTCCATCCATGAAGATAATTCCGTAATACGGGTTTGATGAAGAGGTTCTTTTACCTGCATTCTGAATATCGCTGAAATCAACGTTTATGTCCTCTGAATCTCCTGAAACAGAAATCCCCGAATATCCAACTTCACGTAAAGTTGTGTTTGTGACATCAATGTTCTTACACCCTAATTCTACGCGCACACCGTTCCCCTCGATGTCTCGTCCAACGCTTGATTCGACTTTGCCATTACTGCAGCGTGTTAAGAGCACCCCATGATGCTTGATGTCTCTAAATTGATTGCGAGACACCAAAAAGCCATCCACATCTGATAAATGGATAGCGTGCTTGACCTTTACGCCATTGATTTTATTGTCGGAAACATCCACGTCGTCAATTTTTTGAATCCCTTTACGGCCATATACTTGAATGGCATGACGCACTTTGATATTTGTGAAAGTGTTATCTTTGACTGAAAGACGTTTTACTTTGTTAACCCTGTTCGTAGGATTGCCGTTTGCGTCTTGCGTGTACACTGATTCAACGCTTGGAATCATTAACCTTACGCCGGATGCACAATTTTTAAATCGGTTTCGGCTTATTAAAACGTCTTCCCATTTGTTCCCTGAAATTGCGTACTCGGTCGTATCTTCAAAATCGTTGTTTTCTATGTGAATATCAGAATACCAATACCCATCGGTGCTGGTGTGTGAATCTATTCCGCGGGCATATCCCCCTAGATTCTCTGATCTACTGAAATAGCAGTCTCTAATAGTGACATGCTTGCTCACGGTTTGATCATAAGCTCCAAATGCGCCGAAGTTGCCCGCCGATCTCATTAAGTCCAGCTGAATCGCAGCAGAAAACCATCTGTCGCCTTTATAATCAGCGAAACCTTTATACCAGACATTTTCAATTAAGACATGCTTATTGCCTGCACAGTCAAAGGCATGACCACCGCACACATCCTTGATAGTGATGTCCCGTATGATAATGCGCTCAGCATGGGCAAATCCTATGACTGAACATTGTTCTTTGATTTCACCACCTGCGCTATCAAACATGCCCTGCCCATCAATCAGTATGTTCCCGTGGCCGTTATAACCTTTTGTCTGATCGTCTTTATCCCCATTTACAAGCATTGATCCCACAAAGCCACGTTTAATAACGGCACCAGCCTGCAAGGTTAAGTGAGTGTTTTTATAGATGCGTGCTGTCTCCATCAGCTTGTATTTTCCGGGTGGTACTACAATATGCACAGGATATAATTTTGCAAGACTTAAAGCTGCCTTGAATCCTCCCGTAAAACTTCCGTACTTTTTAATAAACCTTTTTAGATTCAGAGAAACGGCAGCTGCTTCTATTTCTTCTTCAAGTAATTGAAAGTCATAGTCTAACCTATCTTTTGCTGTAGGATGAATAGATGCATCCCTTGCAACTCGAATGTCTACAACTTCCTTGACATCCTTCCCGTCATGATTGAGAACAAGGTTTGTCAATCTAGCCCACATGTTGTCAATCCTGTTGGCAACCGTGAATAGACCATGCATAATTTGACTAGACAAATGAGCTTTTTTACTATCCTTGTGAGACTGTAATTCAGTTGCATTTTTATTAAGCTCATTCTCAACCGTTTGCATGTCGCCGCGCAATTGGGATTCGTAGACCGAGTTTCGAGTTGTGTCATAATCCTTTTTAAGCCGGACCACTATATTCACTCCTTTCGATTCCAAAAGAAAAAACGCTTCTAATTGAGCGTTCTCATCAATTGATCAATGTATCTTTTTTGCTGTTTAATCTGCCGCGCTTGGCTTACTTGATAGTCCTGGATGTCTTTCCTAAAGTTAGCAAAAGTCATTTTAGGACTGTCATAAGGATTAAGGGGGTTATAGGTTACAGACACTAGTCTTACATCGTCTTCAAACGTGATCCCGTTTGCTGTATCGGCAATGACATGGATCGTGTCACCCTTCCAAAAATCCTCTTCTATTCCTTGTAGTGCTGGTTCATAGATATACTGGTACTCTGCCTCAACGACCACGTCAGGATATGGATTTACATGCTTTTTCAAAGCAGATACCATGTTGCTTGCTTTTTTTACTGTGTCATCTCTTATCGGCTCACCCCAGCGCGGCTTACCCTCAATCAAAAATTTATCTTCATCAGGATGAATGTATAGGATAGGCTCGAATTCATATTCAGGCTCTTTTTCCTTTTCATCCTCGTTCGTTTTTGTATCAGTTGATTTAGTATCACTTTTCTTAGCCTTCTTTTCTGCTCCGTAACCCCAAGCTCTTGTGGAGGTGTTTTGGTCATTGATCTTCAATTTAAAGCCTGGCATATTGTATCGGCTGTCGAAAGTGTAATCTACTACTCTTCCCATCTTTTTATATACATAGATGACGTAGTTGTTTACATCAAGCTCTATTTCATAGTCATCAACGATCTGATCCATTAATTCGATTCTATTCTTTTCTCCGAAGCCGTCTTGATCGACGATATCAAATGCTGATTCTTTTTCTTTCAGGACATATTGAAAGGGTGTATCAGCAAGTGCAATGTCTAGGGCTTCTTTGATGTTGAGTTTCTTTGACGTTTTTTCCTCGACTCTGTTATTTACAAGAAGTACAGTATACACATGATTGGCCGTTACTTTTTTCTGCAGCACGTTTTTCCTGCTCTGATCAAGCTCAATGTCTGTAATGTAATACTTTTGATGGTTGTATACTTTCTCGTCTAAATACAGTATGTTCCCTGGAACAAGCAAATCAAATTCAGTTCCGTTATCCTCAGTCCGAAACAGGGTAAAGGTGAAACTCTTTTTACCTGTTGTATCGTCTTGAAGCTCCAATACAGCGCCGACGATTTCCACAAGCTCTTTGCCGTCTTTAGTTGAGACATGCAGCTGCCTGAAATCAATGTCAGAAGGTAGTCCGTCGTTTAATTCTACATCCTTGCCTTGATACTCTTTACTTGGATAAGAAGGTTTAGTTGGTGTTTCTGGTTCGCTTGGTTCTTCTGGAACATCGGGAATGGTTTCGCCATCGTACTTAGTCAGATTATATTTTTCAATGATGCTGTTGAGTTTTGACGGGTAATGTATATCAGTAGCGTACCCAGCTTTTGAAACTGCTACAGTAGCTTTCTTGTAATCTTTTTCACCGACCACTGCCTTGTAACGACTTAAACGAGTGTATAAGCTCCCAAGATCTGCTAAACTCTCTGCGTAAGATGGATACTTTCTAAACTTAGCTTGTATCCTTGTAACATTCCCCTTCTTATCTTGTTCGCTTGTCCACATGAGAACATATTTACCGTTATATGTCCCTTTAATTCCAAACAAATTATTTGCTTGTTTAGAAAGACCACTCGTCCCAAAACCACTTTCTAGGCACCCTTGAGCAATGACAAGGCTCGCAAGGACATTATATTTTTTATAGACTTTCTGCGCTCCTGGTGCTAGTTTCTTTATAAAATCTGCTGCAGCCATGACAACCCCCTTTTATGGAAAATAAAATCTTGTATCGAATACAATCTCAAAATCATTTGTGTTCTGTATCTCAAATTCATTCATACCTTTATCTAAAGACGGCAGCCTTCCTGACGTTTTTAACCTCTTATTGCCGACAACGGTATACTGTTTCAGATTCCTGACCTGCTGTGACTTTTTCAGATCGGCTTCTATTTTCAATCTTTCGTTATTCGTGTGATTAATAATCGTTATGTTTTTTCCCTTTGCATTAAGAAGCACATTAAAATCATGCTGCATGGGATTAATAGGTAAGCCCGGATTGAATACACTGAAACGTTTTTTGTTTTTAAAACGGTACTGCAGATCGTCGCGTCTTTGGATGCCCATTCCTGAAAACCATCTTTCATTAGAAAAGTTCTGCGCGCTTAAAGACGTGCCTTTTGACTCTGCTAACCCTGTGATATTAGTGAAATCTACTTGGAAAGACACCTGATTTTTTTGTTTGTCTTTAGGAATCTGAAAGCCCCCATCGCATGTAACCGCAAAACGCCTCCCAGGAAGCAGATCACATGAGATGTAATACCAGAAGGGCTGAACAACGAGATCATAAAACTCATGCCTGTACTGATAAAAGTTGGCCGCGATTTTAGCATCAAGCAATATCTCAACTTTGATAGGCCTTTCTTTGTACACTATGTCGCGCGGGTGCTGCGTCGGTACAAGTCCGTTAAACCTGGTTAACTGTACAAGCTCCCTTTCAGTGCTTGGCGCGTCAGGTGCAAAGCTAAGCAACTTAAAATAGGGCAGTAACCCCGATAAAGGTTGCTCCCCCATTCCGTCTCTGAAATCAAAATACAGATCCATTTATCTTTTCAGCCCTCCTTTATAGGCGTTCTGCTCATATTTTTGAGCACTCTTTTTATCCAGTATGGATGTGTCACCTTGTTCAAAAACGATGTCTGCCAAATGATGACCGCCAATAATGACAGGCGCAGGATGGATTTTGATTGTTTGTCCTGTAGCACTTACGCTTTCATTGTTGGTCTGTAGATTATTTGACAGAAGACTAATTAGGGCATCTAGCTTCTGATTTAGAATAGGCGTGTCAATTTCATTTTTCACAGTCAGTTCGGCGCGCATTGTGTTTATTTCATCTGCGGCTCCCTGGATGTTAAAAGCCATTCTATTAATTTCAGACTTAAAGGACGTCATAGCACCTTGCGCCATTGCTGCTGTGCTCTTTTTCACGTCCTGCGCCTTTTCTCCAAGCCCAATGATAAACCCATCGCCAAAGTTCACACCTTCTGCAATGGTCTTCTTTGCAGGTGATTTTGATTGTATGGAATCTTTCAGCGAACGTATTGCAACTTTACCGATGGCCCAGGCAGCTTTCCAAATTGTCCCGCCGGTGCCTCCCATACTACGAATACCGTTAGCAAAGCCTCTAGAAAAATCAGCACCTGTGCCAGTTGTTTTTACACTTGATAAGCCTTGTTTTCCTGATTGTGCTACGGTGCTACCTGAATTACTAGCGTTTCCGGCTTGGCTACGGATTCCCGATGCAAATTCAACGCCTGCTTTTTGTCCGCCTCCGCCGTCGGTTGTTTTTGCAAGTTGTGCTGTTGCTGTTGCGCTCACCGAAGATGCTGCAGTCGTATTGGCTCCCTTTGTGCTTGTTATGCCCGCACTGTGACTGCTTCCTTTTGTCACACCTGCTTGGGTTGCCTGGGTCGTATTTTTATTAAGGTTAGATAGCGCCGTTTGATTTACACTGCTTGCTGCAGTGCTTGTGATGCCGCTTGTTGAACTTATTCCTGCGCTGAATGATTGGCCCTTTTGAGAGCCGGATGTATTAGCGTCTGCATTGCCTTCACTTAGCTTTTGTTTTAGTGCTTGCTGCAGCACTGATCCGCTGTTAGATACGTTAACTTTTAACGAATTAATACCTTCACTAAACGATTGACCTTTTTCTTGTCCTGCAATTCTAGGGATGCCGTTTTCCTCACGTAATTTCAGATCCAATGACTGTTTTAGAATAGAACCACTCGCCAATGTATTTGGTGTAGCAGCTGTTAGGCCGTCCGCAAATTCATCGCCCATTTTCTTTCCTGATTCACGGGCAGATGTTGCACGGTTAAATTCATTTTCAGCATTTATGATTGCTTCGTTTGCTTTGCTCGCCGATTCTTCTGCAGAAAAACCTAGACCCTCGTTAAACTCAATGAGAGCTTGTTTCGTTTTTTCTAAGGCTTCTTCTTTGCTGTCTCCAAGTTTTTGTAAGAACGCTACTTGTCTTTCAGCCCATCGCGCTTGGTATTTTTCTTCTTGTTCCTCTTGATTGGTGAAAATACCCATTGAATTACTTGAGTATTCTATTTGTTTTTCTAGTGCTTTTCCTGTTTCTAAATCCAGCAGTTTCCCGTCTTGAGCCATTTGATCAAATAACGCTTTTGAATTGTTTTTATACGCTTCTAGGTTCTCAGCAAGTGACTTTTGATAATCAGCGTTACTTTTAGCTTTTAGTGCTTTGTGCTGTGCGGCTGAAATGGCTTCTTTTGCAAGGGCCTCGTCTAAAACTTTATTTCTGTAGTCACGATCTTCTTTAGCTGCCTTCTGCCCCTCTTTGTAAATGCCACTAATTTGATCATTGTAGCTTTTGGCATTTTTAAAAGAGAGTTTTGTTTGACTCTCTGAAACTCTCTGTTGAATGGCTAAAGCGTCCTTTTGGTTTGCGGCAAATTTACTTGTTGACTGTTGAAAGAATGAAATTATATCCTCAAATGTTTTCTTTTGAGAAGCATTCATTTTTGATGTCATTAAACCTGTTTCATCTTTCAATTTTTCTAACTGCCGCATCTTCTCACGTACTTTTTGAACGTCTTTGTCAATGTCTCCGACCAGCTGATCGGACCAATCTTCTCCGATTTTTTTTGTCTCTTTCTCTTGGTCTTCAAATAGTCCTTTGAGAACTGCTATTGCATCAGTCTTAAATCCTTCTAACTCCTTAATAAGAGAAGTGGACATTTTTTGATAAGTAGACAATAGATTGCTGGCCATTTTCTCGGCTTCTTTTCCTGAAACCTGCGTCAGCTGGAACAGTTGTGATGTAGCTTTTTCACGAAGTTTCACGTATGATCCGGCCGCTTTTTGTGTCGCTTTAGAAACACCCTCACCGTATAGAAGAGCCGATTCTTTTGCTTCTTCTTGACGTTTCTTTTGGTTTTTCAGTTGCTCGTTATACGCATAGGTTGCTACGGCAATACCGCCTAGTAAAGCCGTTCCCCCCACAATAGCAAGCCCCACTGGACCCGTAAATGCTAAAAGCGCACCAATACCCATCGTCAGCGTTGCGACTGCTGTTGTGGCGCCCAGGACACCCGTAGCAAACAAGGCAGTTTTAGCAACCGTTTGGGCTGTGGCAGAATCCATTTTATTAAACATGGTTACGATGTCTGCTCCTTTTTCAGCCATACCTCCGAAAGCAGGAAGTAACCCTTTCGTTAGCTTAATCTTTGCTACATCTATGGCAGAATTAAAGGCGACTATGCTGCCCCGTGCATTATCTAACATCGTATCTGACATATCTTTAGCAGCACCATCGGATTCCTTCAATGCCTTGGTAGTCTCCTTTAGCGCTTTGCTGCCTTTTTGTAAAAGGTTAGCCCAGTGCTTGTATGACTCGGCTCCTACAATGGTTTTTAAGGTTGCGGCTCGCTGTTCCTTCGTCATACCCTTCATGCCCTTTTCCATTTCGGCCACAACTTCAGGCATACTTTTCATATTTCCAGCTGCGTCAAAGAACGCGAAGCCTAATCTATCAATTTCCTTTTGCGCCTTTTTAGCTGGAGTTGCTAACCTGATCAAAGACGTACCAAAGGCTTGTCCTGCGATAGAACCTTGTAAACCTGCGTCACCAAATGCCATAACTGCGGCCGCTGATTCCTCTAGTCCCCATCCTAATGAATTGGCATTAGGCGCAAGGAACTTCATAGCCTCCCCCATTTGTTCTACGTTGGTATTTGCGTCAGATGCGGCGTATGCAATGACGTCAGCTGCGTGACCTGCTTCCTCAGCCTTCATCGCGAAGGCTTGCATCATGTTGGAAGAGATGTCGGCGGCGGCGGCTAAATCTAGTTGTCCTGCGGCAGCCAAACTCAGCATTCCTGGCATTGCTGCATAGATGTCATTCACATTAAATCCAGCCATCGCTAGAAAGCCTTGCGCATCCGCTGCTTGACTAGCAGTAAAAACTGTTGTTGCCCCAAGGTCCATTGCTTGTTTTTCTAGCTTTTTTATTTCTTGGGCTGTACCACCTGAAATAGCTTGAACTTTACTCATTTGCTTTTCAAAGTCCATACCCACTTCTACCGCTTCTTTTAGTGGGAGGGCCAAGCCAGCAAAAGCAACACCTGTAGTCATCGCTACCGAAGCACCTGTACTTCTCATTTTGTTGCCAACTGTATTCATTCTTTGGCCCATTTTATAAAGCGATGAGGATGTTCGTTTTATCTCAGCTTCCATCCTCTGAATTTTGTTGGTCGTTTGTGTTAACGCGTTTTGTGTTTTATTCATTTCAGCTGTTGCATAGTTCAGCCGACGGGCTAGGGTTTGGGTTTCTCTTGCATCTTTGCCTTTCTTAACGGCTGAATCTGCATACGCTCTTTCGAGTGCTTTGACCTTCATTTTATGCTGGTCTAATTGCTGTGAAAGGGTTCTGACTTTCGTCTGTGATGTTTTCAGTTCATTGCCCCACACACCAACAGCAGTCCGATTTTTTTCAAACTCAGACTTTATGTTCTTCATTTGAACGGAAATTGCTTTCATTTCCCCGTTAAATTGGGACGAATTAGAATACAGCTTCACTTTAATGTCTTTGCTCAATCCCTCACCACCTTTTTACAGTCCTGGTATTTGATCAATGTATAAAGGTTTATCCGATGCTGTAGCGTTCTTACTTGGCTTTTCCTTGCTCGCTTCTTTCCTGCGTGCAAGGCGTTTTAGGTGATACACAATATCCATTTCATCTATTTGGTTCTGTGAAAAGCCAATGTCCTCTAATGCGTTATACATATCAAGGACAGCATCGGACAAACTTACTCCCCCGGCTCTGCTTCCTCTGCAGTTTCAGGATTCAGGATCTTGCTCGCTTCAACGATATTTCCGATGACATAGTTTGCAGTTGCGTAGATTGTTCTAGTTAAAAGTCGTGAATCAATGCCTTGTTCAAATTCTTCTGCTGTAAACTTGTTTCCGAAGACTTCGCAGATAAACTCTGATTGTGCGCTTGTATAAAGTCTTTCAGGATCATTTGATTCAAAGTCTTCTGTTACTTCTACCGCGGTTCTAAACAAAGCACCTGTGATAAAGCTAGGTGTCGAGAACTTCTTTTTCTTGCCATTTAAATGTAGCTCTATTGTCATTGCTTCCATGTTATTGCCTCCCGATTACAAAAATAAAAAAGAGCGTTATTAAACGCCCTTTCCGATGTCTACTGAACTTGTGGAATCCTCTGTATCTTTTCCCGTTGCAAAGGATGCCCCGTCGTATACAACTTGTTTAAACCACTCTTCCGGATCAAAGCCTTCATTGAATTCAGCTTGAGCCTTCCAACGGTTTTTCCCCTTCTTATTTTGAAGAGTCATGAAGCCTGCTTTAAACTTTGGTGTTTCAGGATCGGCTTTCCCTTCGGTAGTTTTGTGTTCATTTCCCAGCAATTCAGGAAGCCCCTTCAAGAACCAGTAATATCTGTGCCCGCCTGTGGATGTTTTCGCTCTAAACCCGAATGCCAAGAAAACCGCCTTATCATCAGAGCTGGCAAAAGAAATCCCATTCTCGACCTTGTGACCGAAAATCTTATTTTGCACCTCAATAGGTAAATCTGCTAGTTCAGCCTCAAGGTCAATGTCACCCATGTTGTTAAATGAATCAAACACGCCGTTATCAGCCCAAAATTTAGACTGCTCTGATTTTGGATCGACTTTGACGTTTACAGCTCCTGGCAGTCTTTCAGGCTTTGCATATTCGAGTCCTTTGTCATCATCCTGAATAAGTTCAGCATAATGAAACATGTCTAATCCGTAGATTGTTTTCCCCATCTGTTTTCCTCCTAGAAAAATGTTTTGACGTACCTCATACCTTTGTGAAAGATTTTAGTGTCTGTTTCGTAAAGATCCACTGAATCGTACCTGCCATAACCTAAATTTTTCATCAGTTTGTCTATCAATTTTGCTATTTCTGTTTCATGCGTTCGCGTGTCTGCTTTTGAAAATATACTTAGCTGAAAACGAACCTCACTAGCAGCGGGTTTGTTGTCTCTGTATTCCTGGTCCCTATCTGTAATCTCTGAAAACACAACTCTAGGGAATGCGGCCACATCATCGGCCACAAGATTATGAAAACCACCCGTGACAAGCTGCTTTAATTCATCGTTTTTTATTAACGCTGCACTCAATTCTTTCTTTGCATCAAAGCTCATTTAATAGGCGCCGTGATAATTCTTTCTATGATCTTCACAGCTTGTCCCTCCCCTTCGATTCCGCCTTTCTCGATGAACGGATGCGGCGGCATTTTAGACGTGCCCCATTCTAAAAAGCGACCTCTGTAAGCGACTTTTCTATTAGGTCCAACGGTTACAAACAACTCACCGTCTTTGGATTCTCTTGCAGCTGAAACGGTGATGTTATCGACCATGTGAGGCTGATTTTTTGAACTCTTATTCACGTTTCGTTTTTGATGCTCTGCTATTACTTCTCCGCCCGCTTTAAGGGCAATCTTTTCAGCTTTTTCAACGTCATCACCTATCTTGTTGAAAAATCTCGTTAGATCATCGAATCCATCAATATCCATATCAGCCATTTACGCCAACCTCATTACAAGTAATTTCAAGCTGCTTCTTTTTATTTTCAATGTCGTTGTAATCCATGACATCAAAAGTGCGGTAGATCGGCTCTCCTGCCTCATCGGTCCCAGTTTGATGAAGGATTCGCATGTCTTGCGTAACGTCTTCTCTGTATCTTATTGTTATTTTCTTTGGTGACTTGACGCCTAACGCACCTGCAACAAGCGTGTCTGACTTTGAGCCGCTAAAACCTTCAATAGCTCCCCATGTCTCAAAGACATTTTCATAGGATTCATTCCATTTAAGCTCGTCGTCCTGCATCCTTTTCTTTACTTGGAAGATTAACCGCCGATTCAGCTTGCTTATCTTCTTCATCCTCTTCTACCCCCACATAGCGAAGTTGAGTTAGTTGATCCCGAATAGTAAAAGGGATGGATGAGCCGGAAACGCCTGACTCATACACCCCTCGATTTTCGTACCAATGAGCAACAAGCATGCCTGTTACAAGTGCAAACTGCTCGTTACCTTCAACATAACGCCCTATACCATTTTTGATATATCCCTTTGCTGCAGTAATTAAGGTTTTTAGCAAGGCGTCATCCTGGTCGGTATCAACCTTTAAATATTCATCTTTCAGCATTTTTAAATCCATAGAAGACCGCCTACTTATTCAGTATTTTCTTTACCCTCAAGCTCACTGACTCTCGTCTGTAACTCGGTGATCATGTCTTTTACTGCAGAATTAAGATTCTCCCACATAACACTGCCAGTGCCTATGGTACGAGAGTTAACAGATTTATCTGCTAAATGGTCGTTTTTAATTGACCCCGTTTCAATTACTGCAGGATCTCCTTTGTCACCTTTTGGGCCTTGCTCTCCTGGATCGCCTTTTTCGCCTTTCGGACCTTGTTCACCCTGCATCCCTTGAATGAAAAGAGGATTTTCTTTACTGTTTCCCTTTACATAAACAGCCGTGATAGGTTTTCCGTCAGCGTCCGCCTCTGCAGATGTTAATACTCCATTACTTTCATTCAGAAAATCTTTTGCCATGTTAGATCAATTCCTTTCCTTTGTTTATTCTTCTTTGCTCAGTTTACTTTGCAGCTCTTTTATTTCGTCTTCCATTCCCTTGAGTCTAGTTTCAATAGACGAATTAAGATGCTCCGGCATGACGCTCCCTGTCCCGATGTTTGCTGAACGGACAGCTTTTTCAGCAAGCATTTCATGTGTCACGCTTCCTGGTGCAGCTGATCCGCCGCCTCCTACACTCACTTCCTCGCCGTCTTTGACGATTTTTCCACCTGCAAACTCTAATACACCACCAATGACAGTTCGATCCCCGCCATCAGTGGTGTAGTTTTTCGTCACTCTCATGACTTTTTCACCTCTTCATCTTTTATTGATAGTTGGCCGTACACTACGGCATCTTCGTCCCACTTTCGGACGTCTTCTCGTTCAATTGCACGTACTTTTGTTGTGTTCGTTTCAAATGATCCTGCAGCAAGATTCGTATAGTCGATAGATTGTTGCTGACGATCAAATAGGACAACTGCCTCTTTTAAATCCCCAACGATTACAGGAGCTTTCCCTGCTTTTGTTTTCAAGACTTTGTTTGAGATCACCACCACGCGACGACCATACAGCATTTTGTTTGTCGGTTCGGAAGGAATATCCTTGAGTAGATATTTACCGTCCGCATCTTTCAATTGATCAAGATAGTTAAACCCGTCTTGGTTTGTCATGATGATTGCACCAGCTGAAATCGCGGTATCTAGCGTAACGTTTAAAGTCTTTTTAATGTCATCCAGCCCTTTAAATTCAACCTTTTTCAAATCATCAAGGATTTTCAGAATAAGTGCATTTCTTGTTGCGATTGATTTTTTAACGAACCACTTCGCAACATATGTCATGATCGCTTGATCTGTATCCTGCAGCAATGTATTCGAAAGTGGTAAAAGGCCTGCATAGTCGGTGATGCTATATGTTAACTTTGTAAACTTAGGCTGGTCTGTTTCTGGAATGTTTCCCATTTCCTCGATGTCTTGGAACGGTGTCATGTCTCCGTTTTTTTCAAGCATACGACTACCTGAACGGGTTGCCACCGGTTCGACCGTGACATATTGCTCAAGCTGATGTAACTGCTCCCGCTTTAATTCTTTAATGGTTCTTGAAATATCTTCGGGGATTAGGATTCCGCCATCTTCTTCATTTTTTCCTGACATCGCTCTGAATTCAGGGTTTTCTAGGAATTCACGTTCTTCATGTGTTAAGGATTTACCACGAAGAGACTTCATGAATAACTTGGTGAATTTCTTTTGACGTTCTTCTTTATCTCCTTCGGCTCCTTTTCGTCCCTCTGGGTTTCTTTCTAGTTCTGGCACAAAATTTTCACCGCCAGGTAAATCCGGCACGTTCAGTGATCTTCCTTCTACCATCAATTCAATTTGATTCTTAAGCTCTTTCACTTCATCGAGAAGCTGGCGCGCCTCCTCTGTTTTTCCTTCTGCAAGTGCTTTGTCAGCATCTTCTTTCTTTTGTGTAAACTGCTGACGTAATTCGATTTCTTTTTTTGTCATCTTTATTTTTCCTCCTCATAGAACGCAAAAAAAGCCTTACTCTGGAAGATCAAGGCTTAAAAGTTCCAATTCAATTTTTAAAACTTCATCGGTTGGTGCGCTTCGTTGTTCTTTTATTTCTTCTACTTTCTCTAAGCTGCGGGCACCTACTACAGCTTCGGTATCGCTATACGCTGGTGTCGTTACAAGAGATATGTCAAAAATGCGGTGAATGTTGTTTATTCTTCGTTCGTATATGTCCTCGTTTTCGTTAATTCTCCATTCGTCGGGTTCGTCTCCGTTGTAATCCAACGAAAAGGCAAAAGAACATTGATTAATAACGCCGCTGCGTATATTCTCCATGAGATCGCGCGCATATGACGTGTCTGACGGCTTAAATCTGAATTTAAGACCTATGCCGTCTATTTCGAGTTCAAGCCGCCCTGACTCCCCTGAAACGGTATTTCTAGCTAGAGGAAAATCCTCTCGATGGTTAAAAAGTGCAATGACGTTTGATAGGTCGGTAGATTCTAAGGCGCTTCTACTGATAATTTCTTTGAACCACCCTAAACGTTCGGACCATTTTTCAAATTTCAAAGCATAGCCTTCCACATACTCGGATTGTCCTTCTCCATCAGAACGGATCTCAATTGGCGTCGTGAGCAGCCGCACTTCTTTTTCTTTACTCATTGCTGTCACCTCCCTTCATGGTTGAACCTGCTTTAAGTCGCTGGTACTCTTCCATAAAGTCAAGGAACACATAATTTAAACTGGAAAGATATTTCTCGCCATGCTCGATAGGGTTTCTCTCAATCAAGTCGCGAATCTCATTTTTATTTAAAAGACCCGCTTCACTCATAGTCTTAAAATACTCTGCTTGAGTTTTACTGTCGCCGCGCAGTTCACTATCAACATTGAATTTTACATAATGGCCCGCTTTTTGATCATTGTCAGTAAACAGCTTAATATTTAATTCCTGTTCAAAATTCACGATCCACGGTTGCAGTGTATTTTTTACGTATTCCAAGGATTGATGCTCAATGTTTGAAAATGTGGCTTTATCAAGTTCATTGAGTTTATGCAAAGGAACTTTGTAAATCATGGCAATTTGAGCTTTATTGAATTTCATAGATTCTACAAACTGCGCTTCTTGCAACGGCATGGCGATAGATTGATATTCTAGTCCATTATCAATAATGGCTATGTTTTCACCTTGGTTGACCCGCAGCCATTCTTTACGGACGTTCTCTTTTGGTTTTTCATCCAAGAAAGAAGGAACCTTTAGGATGCCGCGCGGCGTGGCTTCGTTTTTATATAGTTTTGCGTTATATTTTGTGGCAGCCGCTTGAGCGCCTATATGCTCTCTCACTACCCCTATAGGCGACTTTCCGTGAATACCGTCCGTTGATAAACCTTTAAAATGCAGCACTTGGTGTTCGTATAGTTCCATCGTTCTTCCGTTAACGTTGGTTTGGTACCATAGCCTCCCTGAGTCGGGATGGATGTATGCTTTTGTTGCATCCGGCCGCAACGGGTAAAGATTTTCAGGGAATCCATGTACCCCAAATTCAATCATCGAATAGGCATTTCCCCATGTGAGGACATGAGTCATCATGAGTTTCTTCCACACATATGCAGTCATATATGGGTTAGGCCTTGCGTAGATCGCATAGGCAGATGGATGATTAGGGTTTCTGTTGACTCCTTGACTCTCTTTTTTAAATGTGTGTATCGGCAGCTTTGCGATGTCATCAGACAATACATTTACACAGGCAAAAATGTCCGGCTGCTCAAATGAATTACTTTCACTGACTCTTTCACCACTTGCCGTTTCTCTACCTCCGAACATATTGATCAACTGGCTGAAACCGTCTAACGTTTTTGAGCCGGATCGTTTTTCAAAAAACTTATCTATAAACATTTATTTTCACCTCTCTTTCTGCCGCGCATGACTTGACAGCAGGTAGGCATAAAACATAAAAAATACACCCGTCAGAAATAGACCGATGTTTGTATTTACCCGATACGCTGCCAGCAGAATAAAGGTGCACCCTCCAATAAACAGTAAGTCGTTTAACATTAATTTCAGAAGAACAATAAATTTTTTCACTCTCTCACATCCTAAAAACTGAAATTTCCTGAAAAGTGATCGTTTAAGTTAACACTCGCGCCCATGTTGTGATACATGGCCCTAGCAAAAGCATTCATAACGGCTGCAGCTGGATCTATTCTTTGTGGTGACTTCGCTTTGTCTAACATGATATTTTCTTGAGCGTCTTGTTTAATGATTGCGTTATTATATGCAAAAGTTAAAAGAGGATCGTTCCCATGAACGACCTTTCCCTCGTATACCTTTTGTCTGTAATCCTTTGTGGGTAAAGAAAGATGCTGAATCCTTTGCGGCAGCTCAATCATATTAAATCCCTTACTCTCAAGCCGTTGTGCAAGGTGCAGCGCATTCCATTTGTCGTAAGCAGCTTCAATGACCCTTAATTTGTTAAGGTGGGCAAATTCAATAATCCACCTTTCGACAAATTGATAATCAACCGCCTCCCCTGGTGTGAATGTCATCCAACCTTGATCACGCCATAAATCATAAGGCACTTTATCAGTAGCCATTTTCTCTTTTGCTTTTTCCTCTGGAATGAAAGAATGTTGGCCCACATAATAAAAACCATCAAGAACGCCAACCCACCCGACAGAAGTCAAATCCGTTGTCATAGATAAATCTAAACCAAGATAGATCGCCATTTCTTTTAGATCAGGTATTTCACCATGACAGGCCCGCCATTTTGACATTTTCATATAGCCATTGTCTTTTTGGTCAACCCAGCGATCCATATTTTTTGTAAGAAAACTCCGCATTTTTTCAGGAACTTCTAAGGCGACTTGTAATGCGGCTCTTAACGATTCCATGCCCTCTTGGTAAGTTGCTACTATCGGATTAGCCTTAATCCAGTTGGACTCATCTTTTATGTCATCGTCAGGATCTAGCTCGCAAATCATTGCAAAATAGCCATCATTCTCCACGTCTATACCAGGATCAAGGATCTTGGAGGTGTATTCATATTCTTTAAAGCAGGGACTATTTAGATTAAATCCGGCAGTCGTGATGACAACCATCAAAGGACTACGTCTTGCAACCATACCACTATCAAGCACATCATAAATTTCACTTGTTTCATGTGCATGGTATTCATCCACAATTCCTAAAGAGGGGTTTTTTCCATCTCCCATTTTTCTTGCTTCCCTTGAAAGTGGTTGAATAATGGAATTTGTAGTATATTTCTTCACCTTTCCATTAGCTGATGTATATTTCCCTTGAAGTATTGGCGCATGATGAAGCTGTTCAAGAATGGCTTGATATACTTCATCTGACTGCTCCCTTGACCAACCCGCAATAAATACACGATGTTTTTCTTGAGTTGGGAAGATCTCATACGAAGCCATTATAGCTAGTAATTGCGATTTTGCGTTTTTCCTAGCTAACTGGATATATACTTTTCTAAATCGTCTAGCACCATTCTCTTTTTTGTAAAAGCCGTAGATATTAGCAGCAATGAATAACTGAAAGTCTGTCAGTTCAATCGGCCGTCCTGCTAATATACCTTCGACGTGATTAAATTGCTTGGCCCATTCGTAGAAATCAAGGACTGCTTCTGCATCAAAATAATACGGGCAGTCTTCTTCTGCTAACCGCTCTACGTCTGTAATGAACCTCTGAACAGCCCACTTATGCTTCTTTCCTGCTTTTATTTCCCCTGCTTGTATCTTTTCGCAATATGACCATACACACTCAATTAAAAGCTCTGCGGTCATTTCCTGCGTTACCATTACATGCGACCTCCAAAGCGTTCTTCTTCTTTTGACTTCGGTTTCCCATCATCTTTTTTCGGAATGACAAGTTTGCAGCGAGAGGAAATGGTTAATCCTAAATCACTTGATGCTTGTCTGCATTGTTTAAAAAGTTTGTCTTGATTTATAAGAAGATCTGAATAATCATCATTTGGAACTAACTTTTCATCTTCTGAAATCACGTTACCTTCTTTATCTAGGTTTCTGACTATTACCTTTTTCATAGGTCCACGCTCAAGCAACTGTTCAGTTACTTGTAAATATAATTTTTTAGCAAATAAAAAACGGGCAAGCGCATCAACATCTAAATTCGTTATAATTCCGATATTTTTTAGCTCGTCCGCTATCTTTTTGAATTCTCTTTTTAAGTCTTTTGGTAAGTAAGAAGGAGCTTTCACTTTGTCATCTGGTGCCTTTATTTCCTGCTCTCTTCTTTCTTCAATCTCTTTCTTGGTAAGGTTTTTCTTCCCTTTCACTAGCAACAAGTCAACTGGTTGTCTCGGTCTTGCCATCCCCTCACCTCCTTCCGAATTTTCATTTAGGGAATTTTTCAAAATGTTGAGGGAGACGCGGTCTACGGCAAATCGTTTCTAGGGATTTACCCCTGGGGGGTGCCTTCAACTTCAATGCGAAGCTGATTCATTTCTCTTTCTAAATCTGCTCGTATTGAATCTATTTTCTTTTGGTGTTGATCAAGTAGGCTATTGTTCCTCGTCATCCGAATAGCATTATATAGCTTACTGATCCTGCTCTGCTGCTTTCTGATTTCCGCGTTTGTATAGTAAGATGTGTACTCAGCTTTACACCTCGGACAAACTAGAAGATGTTGTTTAATCCCTTCGCCAATCTTTCTAATCCTAGAACAACTTTTAATAATGAATGTTGTTCCACATTGATCACACACGCATGATTGATTATCCATTCCCAAACCCTCCATCTTCTTTAGCGGTCTTCCTACTGTGACAGGACGCACACAGCGGCTGCCAGTTAGAAGAATCCCAAAATAGTTTTTTATCTCCCTTATGCGGCTTGATATGGTCCACTACTGTAGCAGCAATGCGTTTACCTTGTAACATGCAAGACTGACACAACGGATGCTTTGCTAAATATCCTTCACGTGCTTTACGCCATCGGCTGTTATATCCACGGCGTGACGATGAATCACGGAACAGATCATATGAAGGCTTCGATGTCTTATGCTGCTCGCAATACCCTTCGCGCGTTAGCTGAGGACATCCAGGTTCATTGCACGGCTTAAATGGCTTTTTCATTTTGTTTCCTCCCCAAAACAAAAAGCACCCCTCTGGATGCTTTTAACAGAACTTACCTATACATTTTTTCGCTAGTGACTCCAATATGTATAACCAACTATTATCAGAACTTCCATTTCGATTAATATACTCAGGGAAATTAATTGTTGTTCTAAAATCAAATTTTGAATGTACAATACTATTTCTAAATTCATATAAAGCTTTAATAAAGATTCTTTTGTTGTTTTCTTTAATTAAATTTTCATTATAGGCTAATTCAATATCGTGATCAATTTCTAGATTTTCTAATAAATGAGTAAGAAGAGTTTCCTCCTTTTTCGAAAAAACACTTTGAATATTTTTCATGAATAAATTTTCATCTTGGTCTTTATTATAAATTCCGACATGATCAAATATTTGGTTCTTTAAATTAATGTAAAAAAAGTATTCTAAGACCCTATAGAAATATAAAGGCTCTTCTTTTCTACGACCTTCATTATAAAATCTTATAACTTCCTCATATTCACCATTAGAATAATCTTTTATAAGAACCTCATCATTTGCATGATAAGGCTCAATAACCATAGGATGTTCTGTAAAATGATAAATTTCAGGATAATATGTTCTATCTCCTACATGACTAAGCTCAAAAATTGCTCGTTCCATAATTGTATCTATTGAACCGAGATCTATTTTGGTGATAGAAATAGTTGTAATATCATCCCATCCATGACTAACACCTGTATACCCTAAGACTTCATTGAAAAGCAATTGAAAAATCCGACTTGGTCTACCAACTTTCACTTTATGTTTTCTAATATTAAAATCAACGTCAGTATAACTTTCATTAATGAAAAACTCACAATAATTATTAATATGAAAACCCTTATTTTTCAATATATTTAAGCGCTTATTCAGAACTTTAAAATCATATCTATTTATTTTTTGATAATTTAATCTATCATCACATAAACCAAGTTCTTCAAGATTAACAGTTAAATTAATATTTATACTTTCATCGAAAATCTCTATATATGGTGCTTTTGAAAAGTCTATATTTAATAATTCAACATCATCTACCATGCTTACATAGTACTCATAAAACATATCCTCATAATTAGACATTTCTATTTTTCTCCATTCTGTCAATTATAATGAACATTATACATAAATTATATTCAATGCGACAAAAAAGCAACCTCCACAATGGAAAGCATCGCTCTCAATTTATCACCTAATACCATCATAACCGCTCTTAGACAAAACGCTTTGCCAAGATCGTGCCAAAAGTGTGCCAAATTCAAGTTCTGTTGTTTAAATTGATATAGACGGAAATTCGTAAACAAGACGCAAAAGCATTTCAACTAACAACAATATTTCTTCCGCATCTTCTTTCTGAATATCTGGTATTTCATGAGTCGCTATGTTACCAGTAAGTCTAATTTTATCAACCCAACTTCTATTATTCGGAGCTATAAATTGATCTGACAAATAATCTACATAGAATTTAAAATTTCCTCCTACGTCAGCTCCTTTATCAACCGCAATATTCATTAATAGTTTTCTTGCTAGCAAAACTGCCGCATTAAATGAACCTATTGAATAGCATGATCTAACTTCTTCATATAACTTTTCAATATTCTCTTTTAAACCTTTGATTTTTCCGCCTATTTTTGGCAACGGAATTTGTCCGTTATCTAAGTAAACACTTAACACTGACGGAAAATTACAATGCGGACAAATAACAACAGTTGCTACTTCAAAGGCACCATAATCCTCCACTTTGCAGTGAATTCCTTCATTAGTTGCAACATTTCTTTCGCAGTATCCGCACTGATACGGAGTGGAATGAATGTCAGATTCCAAAGCCCAAATACCTGGTAAATAATCCATGTAATAACTCCCTATTCATTTATTGGTTAGTTTATATTTATTATACAGAATATCTATCAATTAACCATATCTATTATTGTGTCTAACTCAGGAAATCGCTGAATCCTTTGCCCCTCTTGCTTTTCAGCCATTTCCTTAAAATGAGTTGGACATTTTCTCATTATGGTTAGTTGATGAAAAAGAGCGCAAAAAAAAAGACCCACCTGCCATTTAAACAGATGAGCCTATAAGCCAAAGTCGTCCATTGTTCTATCCATTGTGTCTTGCGTAATCCCGATATATCTCAGTGTGATATCCGGGCTTGAGTGGTTGAAGATTTCTTGCAGCAAGGCCACATCCTTGAATTTTTTATAATGCCAGTAACCAAACGTTTTCCTTAGTGTATGTGTCCCTATGCTATCAAGCCCAACATACTCCGCTGCCTCTCTCAAGATGTTGTATGCACTGCTGCGGCTGATAGGTTTGTTGAGTCCTTCTCTACTTTTAAAAAGATACTCTTGATCATCTTTGTCTTTAATATATTGATCTATCGCTTTTCGAAGCGTCTTGTTTATTTTGATTCTTTTCTCTTTACCTGTTTTTTGTTCTCTAAGGGATACGTACTGTTTTCTCACGTTCTTCACCCTTAATTCCAGCAGATCGGATATGCGCAAGCCCAGATTGATTCCCGCCACAAACAGTAGCAGGTTTCGTTTGTTTCTCTCACCTAAATACTTCTTTATATAATGGATCTGATCAAGGTCCCTTATCGGCTGAACAAAATTCATGATTTATCCCCCTGCTTGTACACTTCTTCTCTCAAAGCAAAGGCCAGTCTATAATATGCTTTATTTTTAACACGATAATAATTCCTTTGGCTGAGTCCCAATTCAGCGTAAATCTCGTAATCATACATTTCTTCATCCTGCATATAAAGCATAACTAATATGCGCCGCTCTTTTTGCGTTAGACGATTAATGCCTCTCTCAATTCGCTTCATATATTTTTCCCGCTCAATCTCCCAATCCATTTTTTTAAGCGCTGCTTCTTCTGTGGAGGAGTGGAACTGATTTGAAAAACTCGCCGGCGTAATAGTGTATGTTGTTGTGATCTTTGGAAGAAAGTTTTCCGGTGTTTGAAGCCTTAACATTTTATACTTTTCTAGCATTCTATCCATCTTTTCTTTTGTTTTTTCGCCGTCAATTTGAGGGATACCTAAAATCATTTGATCCATTTGTTCGTTTGGTTTTTTATAATTTTTTTCAGTCATCCCGTTTACTCCTTTGATTTTCCACTCTGCCTTTGGCTATTTCAGTCTTTACATCTTTCCTCTTTCTAAAAATTCCTGCGTTTAATGGTACTGCTCTTTTCAGACAAAAAAACGGACACCAACCAACACCATTTGAAAGGTGTTGATTAGTGTCCGCAGGCTCCCCGTCTTGGACATTAAAGCTGATAATCTAAAAATCTATTTTACTTGAATATAATGAATCACCTTTCTTTTGTAAAATGATCTTTTTTATTTTTAAAACCTTAGAATAGTTTCCTTCAGAATAAACTAATCTGTCATATACCCAATCATTAAGAAGACTATCCTGAATAACAATTTCTTCTCCAGGAACAATTTTTTTTTTCATTACCCATTAAATGATACTGAGTTTGTTTACTATTCTCTCGAACACAAACAACATTAAAAGAAAAACTAATTTGTTTTGGGTCAATATTTAATACAGTTAATAAAGTTTTACAATGAATATAACCAGAAAATAATTGATTAGTAAGACGTTTCAAATCTCCTGATCCTGTATATTTAAGCTCAAAGATATGACATTTATAATTGTCATTATTCTTTTCTATAAAGATTCCATCCGGAAAATTATTCAAAAGGAAAAAAGCAAGTCTACTACTTTCTGAGTTACCTTTTTTTTTGAATACAGAAAGCTTTATAAAGCTCTATTGAAGAGACTAAATTAATATCTAATTTCATTTCGGCTTTCAAATCTTTGTTATCAATTTGTTCTTTTAAAAATGTAGAACCATTAATTTTTATCAAATCATCTTTTTTTATTAAGGTCATTTCAGGAACCATTTTACTCTACCCTCAATCTTTATTCTGATTAAATGAATCTTGCGGCTCTAATGTGTTCTGTATGTCTAACGTCTCTTCATAGAGATTATTTAGCTCATTTGAAAACAAATCAATTTTATATCCAAATTCAGTTTTATTTTTTTCTTCGAGAATTGATTCTCCATTAGAGAACTTTAACTCATAAACTTTGGAGGAACTTAGATTTTTATCGGTTAAAATAAGATTGTTTAAATAGGAAAAAAACACGTCACTATGTGTGGTTATTATAATTTTTGTTCCGGATTTTATTAAATTTTTAAAATAATCCAACAGTTCCCTTATACTCTTTAAGGATAAGTGAGCTTCTGGCTCTTCAATAATCACCTTATAATACCTTTCCAAAGGGTTAGATAAAATAAGATATGGAATAAGCCTGTTTTGTTTTGTAGAGAAAAGTTCTCTTTTTATATATTTACCGTCTATCTGTTTTATACTTTTAATGTCCCCTTCTTCATCATAGTTAATTTCCCCTCCAAAAATCTCTTCTAGATTGGAGTCAATCTTCATATTTACAGGTCCAATTTTACTTAATGTGTCTTTATATTCTAAGTAATCTATATTAAATAGATGTTCACTATATCTACTCTTGGATTTTTTCGGCATTGAGGAATATATATTTTCTTGAGCTTCATTTAATGTTTTTGTTAGAGCATTATCAATAAACAAATTTCTCTCAGAAGGTAAATATAGAATTTTCCCATAAGTGTCTATATCATTAAAATAGCTAAAGAGATATTGATTTTTCAATCTGTTTTTCAAATCATTTATTGGATCAAACAAATCTTTTCGTTCTGCTATAAAAAAGGATTCAATCGATTGAAACCTCTGCTGAAACTTCTGCTTCTTAAACTCAATTACATATGAGAAGGTATTAGAATAATTAGATCCTTTAAGATACATTTCTACAAAATATACACGTTCATCATATTTAGTTAAAGTACAAGTGATTTCAGTAAAGTCTGGAATTCTTGGATTAATAAATAAATTAAAGTCTAATTTTGATTCATCAACCATAAGAATTTCCCTATTTAACTTATTAATTGTTTGTTTTTTTAATTCTTCAAACCATTTCTTTATATCATTATTCATTTCATCTAGAACATCCTCATCTATTCTAACATTCATTTCAAATTTATGTTTTGGCTTATGAGATTCTTCTAGTTCTTCTTCTAGTTCTTCTTCTAGTTCTTCTTCAATGAATTCTTTAACGTTTTCCCAATCTGCGTCAATATCAAATTGATTCGAGTATTTTTTAAATAATTTCCCCATAATCTCTTTCACCTGAATTTTATAAAAATTAATAATGAATGTAGTTGCTTCTAAAAGAAGAGTTTTACCAGAACCATTGTCTCCTACAATCACTGTCAATTCTGCATCTTCAAATGATGCGCTTTTCACTTGACCAAGATTTTTAATTTCAATTTTCATAATATCCCCGCTCTCTATCCTCATTAGCTATATTATATACTAAAACAAAGTTTTCATAACGGTTTTCAAATAAAGCAAGCTAATTTTTATACTCAAATGAAAGATCCAATGACTAATTCTTAACACCATCATAACCCGACGGAACAGTGCTAGCGTTTGGTTTTATAACTGAAATCAAATCTAACTCGGTCAAAACTTCCTTTAATCGTTTCAATGATTGTGTGACCGTGTTCGGGAGCCTCTATGTAATGCGCTGTGTTGTTTATCCCGTCCAGCACGATCACTTGTACCTTGCCTTGTTCAACTAATGTTGTAAAAGGCTCGTTTTTTGTTAATGAGATAGCCTGTGGTCTATTCACAATCTTCACTCCAATGTGATATAATTAAGGTTCCTAAGCTTAATTACTCACATTGAACTGATGTGAATTCTTACCGCTGAGACTCGACGGATTGATCTGTGCGCTGCCAACGCCAGTCTTTACGTTTGAGTCTCTTTTTATATGGCTCGGGTGGATGTTGCTGCCTATATGCTGCCAGTTCATCCTCTGACATAACCCACGCTTTCACTGGACCTGCTTTGTATGGATTCACTACAGTTTCCAATATGACCACCTCCTCTTATTCGTCACGCTGCGGCACGTTGAGATTATAGATTCTTTCGAGTTCTTCGTCTGATAGTTTTTCGCAATATTCGCGACCAACATTAGTGAGGCTCAACCACTCGATCATTAACGCTCTATCTTCACTGGTCATTACTTGATGCCTCCTCTCTTTTTGAGGTGGCGAACGGCTAATGTCTTTATCTTCTTAGGACAATCTTCATATCTCGCAATGACTTCCAGCTGGCGTGCTGTCGCTTTTTCAAATGGCAACAGGATGCTTTTTCTTTTCATGCTTATACTCCTTTCCTAGCGCGCCGCCTTTACGTGGTTCGATCTTTCCTAACTCAGCTTGGTCTATAATCAGCAGCAGAATTTCAACGACACTGCGGGCCAAACGGTTTGCAATGTGTCTGATAGGCTCATGGTCCTGCCACATTTGTCTAAATAAAATGATGTCTTTTTCATCCCATATGAAATCGCTGTGCGGACAAGCGTAGTAAACCGGTTGTTGTTCGAATAGCCTGCGTAAATCTCTTTTTTTGTAGCTGATTGCGCTTTTTTTGATATATATAGGCTCGTTTGCGCCGACACCGTTCGGACGCTCTTTGATCTTTCCTCGTTTGCTGAAATCAATCATCAAAAGCAAAACTTCTTCTGACGGTCGGTTAAATAACTCCGTCATCTCTTCGATTGACCTGCCTTCGTACCAGTAATCCAAAAATCGCTTGAGGCCAACAATCGTCCATTCGAAATTGACATGATTCAAAATGATTCTAGTGACACTCATTTCGCAATTTCCTTTCTGCGACCGACCTCTTTGTGTACAACATGCACAGATGTCGTCAGATTCTTTTCTACGAGCCAATAAAGTGAGTTCAACCCATTCACTACTAAAATCTTCCTTTCGGCTCTTGTGGGCTTTCTACCGCCTTTTTTCATGATCGTTCCTCCTTGTGTTTTTCATACTCATTCAGACTTGCTTGCAGCTCTATTAAACTATCAACCTTTTCGGAAGTGATGATACTGTTCATGCTTACACTCCTTTAGAACGGCAATGCTTCTTTACGCTTGTCCGATGTGTCTTTAAAGATGATGTACTGCTGTTTTTGGGTGATGCGTGATACTAACTTGCTGTCATACATTTGATAAAGCTTTTCGCTAGTGAGGTTTGTTGTATAGATCGTCACTTTATCCTGCCGAGCAGATGTTACTTTGTAGATGAGACGATGAATGAAATCGCTGGCTTTACTATCCGAATGTTCTGATCCTGTTTCTGCACCGATGTCATCTATCACGAGATAATCGGCTTCACCCATCAACTGAGTCACATATGCTTCGGTGTACTTGCTCTCTTTGTTGCTGAATGAATCTTTAATTGCCGTAGCTGCATCTTCCATATTGATAAACAAACAGGATCGGCCTTTGTCTTTAGGATTGTCGGGATCTGGAGGCACATTAAGTTCTTTAAGTGCTGCATATGCAAGGTGACTCTTCCCCACTCCCGGATGGCCCTGCAAAAATATGTTGAACACCTCACCTTGTTGCAAGTGTTTAACAAGATCCATCATTCGTTTTTTATTCTTTGTCTCTTCTGGCTCAGATACATCGTAATTATCAAACGTTGCTCGTGAGACAGTTCGATCCCTGAACATACTGCGCTTTTCCAACGTGTTAAATTTTTTCTGCCGCTGGCTATATTCAATTTGATTTTCTAAGTCTTTTTGCAATTTCTTTGACTCTTCTTCCAGTTCACATCGAGGGCAAATAACTTTCCCATTCATCACCATCATTCGGACAGGTTTTACAACATCTTCACTGCCACGGGTGTATGTGTGCTTATTACAGTAATCAGAATGGAAGGTCATTTTGTCGGTTGCTTCGGCTGCCAACACCTTTATGCTGTGCACGCTTTATCACCTCATCACTGTTGTTTAAGTAACCTTCGAATTTTGTTCCGAAAAGTGTTTCGGGACGAAGGAATTTACTCATGTCAGGGTTATCACGCCATTCAAAGCATTTTGCTAAGATGACCTTTTTAAAATCATCTAATCTGAATCCCTCGTTCCATCTTGCTTTTATTAGTTGCTGTGTCTTTGGTGTGGTGTGACGGTAATTTTTCTCTGACATTTGATTGAGAAGATCCGTTATGAGTTTGATTGGGATTTCTGATTCATCCGCAGTCGGGTTTCCCGACAATATATCTTTATTCTTCTTTCTTACTTCTTCTTTCTTACTTCTTCTTTCTTGTTCGTTACTTTGGGTTACTGTAACGTTACGTGTAACATTACCGCTAGTTTCTAGAGCAAGAGCCTTCTGTTTTTCCCTATGTTTGGCTACTCTTTTCCTAGTGTCTTCCCTGATTTTATTCATCGCATCAACATTTTGATGTTTTTCCCAATTGCAAATACTTATATAGTGGTTGTCGTTAATCTCAATCATGCCGAATTGCTTAAAAGTATTGAGAGCCATTCTTACGACTCCTAAAGGTCGATTAAAAATAGCTGACAACATTTCCTCTGTGTATGGAACATTTTCGCTTAAATATATATACCCCGAGGCGTTAGTTTTACCAGCCTGAGCAAGTAATTTGACCCAGATAATTAATAGTGTGTCAGATTCAGGCATTTGCTCAATTAACTTTATTTTTTCGTCATCAAACATATTGGTGCTCAATTTCACAAACTTGATTTCAGCCATGATTTAAAGCTCCTTTTGTATTTGCTGCTATCCAAGCTTCTACCGCTTTTCGTGAATATCTTTTATGCTGACGCGGAGCACCAGGTAAACTTGTCAAATCGAGAGTCGGGAAATCTGGTCGATTAAAATAAAGCTCGTCTGCTGTAGCAGCAGTACATTTTAAAATGTTTTCATATACCTGTTTTTTTTGTTAGCAGTTCATCTTTGGAAGCGATAATCAATAACATCTCTTCAATTTTTGGAATTAATGCGGCACTCACATTTGCGATAATGCTATTTGTAATTATTTCAAGATCAGAATCTTCAAATTCAAATTTCATTTCACTTTACACCTCACACCTCTTTTTATGATTAGGCTTGTCCTTCAAAAAAAGGTGAAACAAAAGTTTCAAGCCTCTTTATTTTTTTTATTCTTCTCTTTTTTTACTGGTGTGTAATAAGGTGCCACAGCCTCGATAAAAAGTTTTTCTCTGTCTTCTGTTCCAAAGAAAACTTCTCCGAGAAACAGGTTGCTTTTTTTCTTTTTCTTAGCCATAAAGATCACCTCGACACATAATATGCAATGTGGACAGTTGGACTCCCCTTCGAATTTCGATCACTATAGGAAGCACTATATTTAAAAAAAATAAGCTGGTGGCAAATTTAATCTTTCACTTAATTTAACTAAAGAAGAGTGCGACGGGTTAGCTTTCCCTTTTTCCAACTTACAAATATAAGAGCTAGAAAACCCTGTAATCAAACCGAATTGGCGTTGAGTTTCATTTCTTTCTGACCTTATTTTTTTAATTTTTTCTGCAAAAGAAGCAATTTCACGGTTCATTGTTTTCACCTCCCGAACGCTTCCTAAAGGAAGCACAAGTAAAATATACCAGCCTTTAGCTTTTTGTGCAACCATTATTTTTAAATGTTTCTTATGGGAACCTACATGTTATAATTATTTGTAGCGGTGTGTTGTGTGTCTTACACAAACACACAGTGGCATTAAATCGAGGTGACCTTATTTATGGACAAAAAAAATGAATTAATCGGTACCAACTTAAAAAGGTTAAGAGAAGAGCATAAACCAAAACTTTCTATAAGGCGACTTGCTCAAGAAGTTGGTTTAAGTAACGGTTACTTATCAAAACTTGAAACAGGAAAAATTAAAAGCCCTTCTTTGGAAGCTCTGACAAAGCTTGCTGATTATTTTAATGTTGATCCCACCTATTTTGTTACTGATCCAAGAGATCTTGAAAAAATGGGTAAAGAAGCTGAGAAAGTAGTTTTCGCGAAAGAACTAACTCTTGAAAATATCAAAAATGCAAATATTATAGATGCAGATGGCAAACAAATAACAGATGATGAGCGTAATTTCATGCTAGATGCTCTTAAAAATTACAGAGCTTCTAAGGCTAAATTTTTAGAAAGCGATTCACCTGAAGAGGATTGATTTTGATCTTCTTTTTTTGTTGCTTCTATGATCTCCATTAATTCTTCATATTTTATAGCCATTTCTCTACCCTCCAAGGAATACTTGTTCTATGTACGTTTTAGTCTATATTGGATATATTTAAAATAATTTCCTGTTTTCGTATTTTTTGAAAACAGGAAACTTCCCCAGAAAACACGAAAGACGATACCAGATTATAGGTAGCGTCTTTTTTATATCTTATATTTACATTCCTGGTCTTACATCTTTTGTTTCATATACTGTTTCTGGGTTGTTAGTGATAAGTGAGTGAATTTCCGAAACAACTATTGTTGCTCCTAGTGTAATTGTTAAAACAATTACATTGAAACGTTTAGTCAT